CATGTCTGCAAATAGATCTACTAAACCTTCGCCTATAACCTCTTTAGCGTTAGCAGAGGCTACGGCCAATTTATCAATAGATCCAGCAAAAGTATCAATATAGGCTTTGTTTGCGCCCTTACTTTGATTGATAAGTATTGCTTGTATTTCAGCAAAATCTTTAGTAGCTAACTCTGCCGCGGTTAAACCTGTGTTTAATTGCTTTAACCCTTTGTAATTTCCAACATAAGCCTGAGATAAAGTATTAACAACATCTGAAAATGCCAAGCCATTAGCTCGGGCAACATCGACTGCTAAGGCCATTAACTCCTGAGTCTTAGTAGTTGATAAAGTTACTTTTGATAGTTTTGCATAGGCTGGTCTTAGTTCATCATCTAATATGCCTGTCTGCTGTTCTAACTTGCCTATAAAATTTTCTGCGTTTACAGATTGATAAGCCAAGCCTAAGTTTTTAAGGTTTTGCCGTAATACTGTTATAGCTGCATCATCCTCAGCAAAAGCCTTAACTGCTTGCTTAGAAAAATTAACTACGGCTCTAGTGCTAAAAGCCAAACCAAAAGCACCAGCTAATTTTTTTACATTTTTTTCTAAAGACGTAGTGGACTTGGCAGCTTTATCAAACGCTTTTTTGCCAGTAAATTCGGCCGCTATATCAATTCTTACTGATGGATCTACGGCCATTAGTTATACCCCACAGCCGCGTTAAACTTATCTCTAGATACTTCAATGGCTTTAATCACGGCTGCGTTAGTCTTGCCGTCATCCTCTGACCATGCTCGAAAGATTGCGCGGCCTGCCATTTTGCGACTGCCAACTAATTGACCTGGTAAACGTGGGCTAAAATTTCCGCCTGGATTCTTACGCCCAGCAGTTTCATAAATTGCGCCAGACATTGATGCATTTTGAATACGCGCTAAGGATCTAAAACCTGACCGATTAGCTTTGCTAGGCGTAGTTTTGTAACCTACGCCTTTCTTAGCTGCGCGGCCATCCCAATACCATCTAGCGGTAGGTGCTGCTTTACCCCAGCCAGATAGCGGTGCACTTGCTGGAATAAACCCACGCGCCTTAGATGCAATAGGTTTGAGCAACGCAGCCATTTCTACTTGCATCTCTTTAGCTAAATCAGGCGTAAATTTTTTTAGGGCTTTGCGAAGTTCAATGCCGCCTTTTACCGCTACTGGCATCTCGCATCTCCTTATTCCGGTCTTTCATCGCCTCTAATAACGCCTTAAACATCCTGCTATCTAGTGCTAATAAATCGTTAGGCGCGATACCCGTTTCCAAACTGATCCGTGCGATCAAGTAAGTAAACGAGTCACGCCCTATAGTTCCGGGTCATCATCCAAAACCTCAACCTTTTTTAATGTCTTTAAGAACTCAGCGCCAAACATCGGCACGGTTTCGCCGCTAGCTCTTATGCACTCCCACGCTAGCCAATAAACATCTGACTGCTTTTCGTCATCTCTAAAAGCTTTATGAAAACCTTTTTTTGCAAATAACTCAAACGCGTATTCAATCGATGGCGTTACCTGATGCTCAGATATTGTGCCATCGGCCCTAGTGATCTTTAACTTAGCCATCTGTTAGCCCCTGTTCTATTGGTTATGAAGTAGTAATTACGATTGCAGAATTACAGGTAAATGTAATGCTTTGTGTGGCAATATCGGCTGGGCCACCATTTATATCTTGTGTGTTGTTTACAAGAACTGTAGTGCTGTAAAGCGGGTTGGTTGGCGATGTAGCCGCATTTGTTTGCTTTAGCGTTAGGGCTACTGTTGTACCCCAGGCGGCTTGCAAGGTTGCGTTTACATTTGATGCAGCTGTATCCGATAGGAAGTCCAGCTGAATTGTGCTTGCTTCTAAACCTTTAACGAACTTATGAGCTGTGTCGCCCATTGCAGTAACTTCCAATTCGTCAAAAACTCTATTTATCGTGGCCATAGTCACATGGTCAGATAGAGCTACGCTGTTTAAAGTTACAACGACACCATTGGATAAATAAATGGCCATGATTTATTCCTCTATTTTCTCGGTTGATTTTGGTTTTGTTTCTTTTGTAGGCTCGGCTTCGATCTGTCCGATCTTGACCAAAAACGCTTTTTCCTCATCTGTAAGTGACATGTCTTTAACTCCAGCTCGTTAGTACGGATATGGTGAACTCAGCGGTTAATAGATCGCCGCTATCAGCATTTAATACACCGGGCGCGCTAACGCTGGTTACATTAAATACAATGGATGATGCAGCCAGTAGCCCAAAAGCTGCGACTATAAAATCCTCAATGCCCTGCAGGTTGCCTTGATTATCAAACATTGGCACAGTTAGCAGAATCTTAAAATTAGCCAGCGGCGAAATAGTTGCGTAGCTGTTATTGCTTGGCGTGATGTAGGGATCTGCTGGAATTACTACGCAGCTGTTAGCCAGGATGGTTGCAGGTGGATATGCGAATACCGACCAGACACCATTGTTAGTTAAAGCCGTTGCGATCGTTGTACGCAGGGTTGTAATAGCTGCCGTAGGCATTTACCCCACCATGCTATTCGGGTTCATGTACGGGGCTAGTAGGCCGCGTATTTTGCCTATCATGCTGTTACCCATGCGGTAAGGGCTAGGGCTAAAGCCATCTAGTCCTACGCCGCCTGTCTGAGATACCTGGCGCGCTTGCCAAATATCTACGGCCAAGATCATCGCAGCTTCTCGAACGCTGGCTGTATTAACGTAGGTAGCAGTTTTTGTATCTGCACCTAACGCAGTACCCGATGGCACTACGCGCCTAAAGTTTTGATCGGCTGCAACCTTGGCATATTGAATAAAACTATAACCGCGTGGTTGCTGGTAATAATTTAAATTCATATTAAATGCTGGCAATAAGTTTGTAGTACCTGTTGAGAACGGTAGCGTGGCAGTAATTGTGTAAGTGCCGTTAAATGTAGAGCCAGCCCCGGATATGGTCACGCTTTCGCCTGTTGTAAATAGTCCGGGGTTGGCCAACATTACGGTTGCCACGTTGCTTACCAATGCAGTCCCCACGACTGGCGCAGTATCAAACCAAAGGAAACTGTTGATTTGATCTTGCGCGGCTTGGCAGCAATCCTCAACCGTTGGATCTGTATAAAGATTACCGATACCAAGATTGGCGCGTAGCTCGGCCACGGTGACGTATGTAGCTGCCATATCGGTACTCCTTACTTAGATAGGGTCGGTAGGGCAAAGGGCTAATGCCCTACCGACTATTAGGGTTATGACTTAGGTGAAGTTGTAACGGATAATTCCTTTAGGCATCTTGGCGATTGTTGCCATGTAGCCGTAAATGGCTACCTGTACCTGTAGGTTGCTTACAACGTTTACAGACATATATGCCTGTGGTGATTGGTAAACGGTAAATGCCTCTGGTGCAAGAATAATTGCTGAGTCATCTACTGTAGTTGTTGCTGCAAAGTTCTTATCAACATATAGATCTAGACCAAGCACGTTGCCGCGAATTGAGCCAGGTTGAATTAAGCCGCCTGCGTTCATTGGCTGAGATGCTGAGTAGATTGGGCGGCCAGTTGTATCTGATGCACCCATTAATAGCTGCCATTGTGATCCATTGGCGATGTAGTTTTGTGCATAGTAACCAGTTGCCTCATAAACAAGGCGAGCAGCTTCAGATGCGTAACCGATAATGCCTGCTGATGTAGCAGCCTGTGCAGTAGTTGCAAGTGTACCCGCAGTAATCAACGCAGCATTTACTGTTGTATCAATTGTCTTTAGGTAAGCATTTTGTAGCTGCTGTGTTAGCTCTGCATAAAAGTTAGGGTCTGAACGTTCTAGCAGTTCGATGCTGATTGTGTTCATGCCGCTGTACTTAGATACTGTGCCAGATAAATATTCTGTAACCATACCTGTGTTTTGTACTGCGCCGCCTTCGGCTTCAACTGTTACAACTGGTGCAACGCCTGACTTACCGCCTGCTGATGTAACAAGTGATGGCACGTTAATTGTCATGCCGCTTGCTGGCAATACGCCGCGTGAACATGCATCGATTGATGGTGTTCCAAAGCGTGTATTTGTTGGAAATTCTGATAGGTACTGTGTAGGGCTAAATGCTGGGTTAGTGCTGAAATCATCATCGGCCGCAGTAATGTAAAGCAAAGAATCTTGGTTGCCTAGTGCAGCCTTAATCTTATGCTCTGTGTACTTTGCCATAGATGTAATCGGTGTACGGACTGTTTGGCTGTCTAATACGGATGGGCGAATAATTTGGCGAGCTGCTTGAACTGGTGCAGCCTCGACTGGTTTTTCTGCCGGTACATCCGGTGTATCAATAGGGGCTGTAGTCACAGCTGCCTCGCTTTCGGTTTCGGTTTCGGTTTCGATTTCTACGATTGTCGTATTGATCGTTGTGGTTTTTGTGCTGTTACTCATCGCTGCTTCTAGTTCAGCTTTAGCCGCTGCAATATCAGTTACGGCCGCTGAATCGAAGGCAGCCGACTCCACAAGGCTTACTTCTTTCAGGACTGCAGCGGTAACCAACAGGTAACCCTTCATCTGCTTAGACGCGGATACATCCACGCCTACGGATAAGCCAGATACAAGGTTTTCCTGAGCTAGTACAAGTGCATCCTGTCCCCGGCTGCTACTTGAAATCTTGAACGATGCATAAACGCCGCTTTCATCATCGCTGCTATAAGTAGCGCGACCTACTGGCTTTGTGCTGTCATGCTGCATTAGCAATTTAATTTTTGTAACATCTGGAATTGCTATTGATCCCTTTTGAAATACAACCGGGCCAGCAGATGTGTAACCTACTTCGCCGTATGGCGCGATCTTGCCTGAGATCATGCGGCGTTCTGTATCGGCCGCCTCGATCGCGTTATTAAACGTTAAGTGCAACATTTGCAGTATCTCCTGATCCATTAGGTGTTAGCTGTTCCATCGATTGCGCTTGTGCAACATCAATCAAACCTAGGTTTAACATTTTCTCTATTGCATCTAGTCGCGCCATAGTGTCTGCGCGTAAGAAAGTTTCATCAACAGCAAAGCGCACACGATTACCATGCGCGGTTATGTCATCCATGCTTAAACGATTTTCAATAGCACTTATGTATGGCTGTAATGAGTAAGCCATAAATTCTTTTCTAGCATCTAAAATATTTTGGTATGTCATCGAATTGTTCATGTCCGCGCTAATCATGAAGCTAGGCACGTTCATTAATCTGCTGACTTCCGTACTTAAATACTGGCTGCTTTCATTGTAGGTCATGTCCTTAGGTGAGAAACCTAAATTTTGCGCTTCTAAAGTGCTGGTCAAATATGCGGTACTGCGATTAGTACGCGCTGCTTTCCACGATGCTAGTAAGCCTTGAATCTGTGCCTCTGGTAAATCTGCACCGGTATTTTTTAAGATTGTTGTTGCCATTGGCGTAGCTGCTGCAACTGCTGCAGCCTTTTGAATATCTAACGCAGCTTGAATAGTGCGGCCGCCAGTTTGTAATACGCCAGGTAGTAGCGATTGAAATGTAACTAGCGAACCAATACCACCCATAGGTACGCGAACGCCATTAACTGAGTAATACTCAACCTCATCGCCATACTGATTTGTAGTTACAGTAACGCGTGTATTAGGGATAAATTCAAAGCCCGATGGGCGGCCATCATCTGCGTAAAGCGATGTAACGCGCCAATAACCAACGCCATAAAATAGTAATGCATCTACTGTGTAGGCCAAGGTAACGCTAAGCGGCTGGCGTATATCTGGTTGCTCTAGCCATACCGGGGACTCTAATTTTTTACCTGTAGATTTTTTGTATAGTCCTAGTTCAATGCTAGATATAACTCCTGCAATTAAATTGCGGCAACGGCTAACACTAGGTACTTGTAAAGCTAGGCTGCGATCGATCGCAACGCCGTAACCATAATTGGATAGGCCGCTGTTATAACTATACATCCCTGCGCCATAGGTACTATCCATAATGGCAGGGGCATATTGGGCAGTAACTTCTGCCTTAGCTTTTAGACCTAGAGTTTCCAGTAATCCCATGAAGGGATTTTTTCAAATTGTCAAGCACATTACAGATTTGCT